CCGCCGGCATCGACCTGGAGGCGGAGAACGAGCGGCGGCGGGCGATGGGCGACCCGCCGCTGACCGAGACCGAGATCGAGGCCCGGGGGCACGCCTTCCACAACGCTGTAGCCAAGGCGATGAACGATGGGCCTCTGCCGACGCCGCTCCAGGAAGAGACGCCCCCGTGGGTCGAGGCGGTTCGCGCTGAGGGGATGGCTTCCGACGACCGGGAGGATCCCGGCGACGTGCGGGTACGGAAGATGGAGCGCGAAGAGAACCGCGGCCGCTACGACTTGGAGGGCCGCTGATGAGCACCGAGAAGGTCACGGTGGAGCGGTTGCGGAAGCGCCTGAAAGCGTTGCCGACCTGGGAGGTGCCAATCTATGGCGACAGGCCCGGCGAGCTTCTGATTCGCCTGGATGAAGCGGAAGCCGCCCTCTCCTCAGACGTACTGGAGGGCGGGGAGGGGAGTTCGGCCGGTGGGGAGCGGTCGCGCCCCTACATCGAAGAGTGCGGCTGCGACGCCCCGGCGATAGTCCGCGACGATGGCACCTGCTCGGCCTGTGGCGGCCAGGTTGTGGCCCTGACCGACCAGAAAGGAGCCGACCGAGGAGGGGCAGCGATGACCGACGAGCAGATTGCAGCGTTGAAGAACATCGTTGAGGGGATCGAACGGCTAGGCACCTACGAGTTGCTATCTGTGGGTCTGCGCGGTCGGCAGGTCGAGGAGGCCCGCGCCGCGTACCAAGCGCTCGTTGAGCAAGAAGCGAAGGCCGACCATGCCTGACCCCGCCCCCAATACACAAGGAGTAGAGGAGGAGCGGACGATTTGGCGGATCACGCTCGCCGAGTACCCGAAGTCGGAGCCGATTTACACCGAGGACAACGAGCACGCCGAGACCTACCGCACCACGACGGTTCCCTACGACGTTGTCCCCTACGTCCCCGCCTCCCGGCTAGTAGAGGCCGAGGCGGAACGGGACGAACTTGCTGCAACGAATGAGGGCGGCTTCGATGAAGTCGTGGAGCTACGCGAGAAATTGGAGGCGATGACCAGTGCCCGTGACCTCTGCAAGCGTCAGACCGCACAGGCGCATGAACGTTCCGACAAGCGTGCTGAGGCATGGAAAGCCGAAATGGAGCGCGCAAACCGGGCCGAGCTATCCCTGAAACGTCTAGAGGAGGGGCTGGCGGAGGCCGAGGCGAAATGTCAACACTGGCTTGACGAGGACGTAAAAAGCCAGGACGAGATCGAGAGGTTGGAGGCTCACCGCGACGCGTTTGAGTCTGCGCTGCTCCCCTTCATCGACGCGAAGCCAATGCCTGGCTCAAACGACGATTGCTATCGCCTCGAAGTCTCCGGCGACCAGCTTCGCACCGCCAAGTCCGCCACCCAGCACCTACCAGAGGGCCAGGAGCCGACCGAGGAGGGGCAGCATGGCTGAGCAGATCGAGCGGTTCGTCCCGGTCAACGCCCACGTCAACCTCTACGGATTCTCGGCCAAGATGGTCCGGGAGAAGCGGCCGGGCGACGGCCACTGGGTCCGCTACGACGACCACCTGGCCGCCCTGAAAGCAGAGCGGGAGCGGCGGGAAGAGGCGGCGCGTGGCAATGATGCGCGCGGCGACGAGCGGACCCGGACCTTCGCAGAACGGGACGCAGCAATCGAACGGTGCCGCAAAGAAGCGAACCGCGCAAACGATGCGGAGCTGCGGATGCAACGGGCCGAGGCTGCCCTAGCCCAAGAGGGGGAGCGGGGAGCCGCCATCAAGGACGCGCTGGTTTCCGCAATGGCGGGCGTGCCTGGGTGGATTGCCGAGGCCAACGCCGCCCTCAACCCATCCGAGCAACCAGAGGGCGCCTCGGCTTCACCGGAGCAGGGTGGGGAGGAGCGATGAGCGATTTCCCCTTGAAGCAGGGCGCTCGATGCGGCCTCTGCGGAGGCCCGTGCAACGCCCTCGGCTGTGTCTCCGAGTGCGCCGAGAGCCGAGCGGCGGCGATCTGGAATGACGAATGGCCCGGCACCGACGAGGAGCGCCTGAGTGCGGTGAAGCAGATCGCCGAGTCGGAGTTGCGCGGCGTTCGTCCCGAGTTCGTTTCGCCAGCCGTTATCCGCATCTACCGAATCGTCAACGCCGCCGGCAAAAAGCAACCCGACCCACCCGCCTCGGCTTTACCCGTAGAGGGTGATGAGCGTGGCTGAGACCAAGGACACGATGTTTGGGCTGTTGCGACGGACTGGCCCGGCGAGCGCCGAGCTATTCGACACGGAGTCCGGGGCGGTCTACGGATTCAACTTCGCGGCGTTTGCCGAGATGCAAATCGGCTCGATGCAGAACGGCCGAGAAATCACCGACGACCTGTTTTTCCCGGCCCCCTCGAACCAAGAGCAGGGAGGAGGGGACCGATGAGCCAGCAGACGCTCGACAACGTCGATCACGGCGGCGCCCACTTCAGCCCGGACGGCCGCTACCGCTACTCGCTCTCCCGCCGCTGGGACAAGGATGCCCCCCATGTCGTCTGGGTGATGCTCAATCCCTCCGCTGCCGACGGGATCAAGAACGACGCCACCATGCGCCGAGTGCTGCGCTTCTCCGCCGACTGGGGCTTTGGCAAGCTCACCGTCGTCAACCTCTATGGGCTGGTCTCGACCGACCCGGCCGAGCTGTACCGCGCTGCCGACCCGGTCGGCCCCGACAACGATCGAGCCATCGCCCGCGCCGTGGTCCAGGCCAACGCGATCGTCGTCGCCTGGGGCGCCGAACTGCCTCACCCCCAGCGAGCCAGGGACGTGGTCTCGGTGTTGCGGGCCAACTCCGCCAAGCTGCCGCTCAACTGCCTCGGGCTCACTAAGGAGCGCCACCCGCGCCACCCGGTCCGCCTCGCCGCCAAAACGCCGCTGGAAGTCTTCTATGGCGGGTGAAGCCAACATGAACCTGGCGCAGGAAGAGAGGGTCGAGGATTGGGTGCAGCGGATGGAGAAGATCGCGGAGCAGAACATCGACGCGGCGGCCACCTTCGAGCGGGCGGTGGACTCAATGCACGATGCCGTCTCCAACATGGAAGGCGCCGCCCGAAAGATCAGCGAAGCCAGCAGGCGGATGTCGTGACGCGCCAGGAGCTGCGCATCTTCCTCGATGGCTGGTACTGCGAGTGCGGTGATCCCGAGCGGGCCTCCCAGGAGCTGCTCAACCTGCTGAGGATGCACCCGCTCCACCAGGGCGGCGGATGGGACAAACTCGAAGACCGACTCGGCTTGGGCTTCGCCTATCTGCTGCTCTATACGCTCGATCACTTCGACCTCACCGAGCTCGCCGGCGTCATCAATGGTGGCTGGCTCACCGAGAAGGGCGAGGCCGTTCGCGACGCCCTTGCTCGCGAGGAGGCCGATGAGTTCGAGGCACTACTCGCCGGTCACTGTTCGGCGGGGCGTGATGAGGACGATCCGGGGCACTTGGTTGACGCTCCAGAGAACGAGCAGTGCCCTTGCCGGAAGGGCCTCCGGTGACGGAGGCCACCTTCGAGAGCCGTTGTCCCGAGTGCGATGAGCAGATCCACGAGGGCGAAAAGATCGAGTTGAACGCCGACCAGGAATGGTGCCATGCCGACTGTGCCTGACACCCTCCAACGAAAGGAAGCAATGCGAAAGACGAGTGACGTGAACGACGTGGACTTTCCCTTCGCCGACGACCGGGTGCCGTTTATCCTGGTGCTCGACGGCGCTGGGCCAGAGCACCGTGGCTTCGAGCACGCGAGCACCAAGGACAAGAAGGTGAAATTGCTCGAAGCCGCCAGCATCCGCAACCGGGAGGCGGGGCACGAGGATTACGTCCTCGCCTGCTGGCCCGGTGCCAAACGCACTGATGTCTTCCATGTGGACGACCTGGACGAGGCCCTGGCGGCATTCGGATGAGCCGGATCCTCTTCGAGCGGGAAGGAGTGGGCGACTACGTCGTCCGTCTGGTCGAGGGCCACTGGATAGTGGTCAACCGCTTGGACGAGGTCGGCCCGAGGATGAACCGGCTGACCGTCTTCTTCTCCGATGTCGGCGGCCCCGAGGGCCAGGAGGCGGAGGCGCTCTACTGGATCGAGCGCTGCGCTTCTAAGAACGGCCTGAAGGTCGAACTGCCCGATGCATTCGACGGCGTGGAGCCTCAACTCGAATCGGAGATGCCACAGGAATGACGATCGAGCGAGAGGGAGTCTGCGCCGCCTGCGCCAATCCCCTGGAGGGCACCAATTGGAGGATGGTCAACGGCCGCGCCTACCACGCCGGCTGCAAGCCCCTCCCGGAGACCCCCCAGGAAACCAAGGACCGCACCGGGGGGCTCGGCTCCTTCGCCGAGCGCAAGGCCCGCGATGTCCTGGTCGGTCGTGGACAGGGCACCCTGGACGAGGTCACCGAGCGCCGCCGGAAGCGAGGTCGATGAGCTAATGCCACGCTTCCGCTTCTCCCACAGCATCACCCTCCCCGAGATCCGCAGAGAAGATGGCTGCCTCATAGGCCGGCACTCCTCCTGGACCAAACTCTGGGTGCGGCCACGGCTCCGCCAGATCGCCGCCCGGATCCACTGCCGCCTCTGCGGACACCACTGGCACTCGTTCACCACGGACGATATGCACGGCCCCGGGGAAGACATCGACGGGTTCTTCATGCCCTTCACCTCCAGGAACTCACTGCCGGGCGAGTGGGGATACCGGACCTGCTGGCGCCGTTGCGGGACCTTCGAGTCGCGCTGGCCAGAGGACGAAGCGCCCAATCTCTGGAAAGCAAAGGTCCGATGACCGAATACGCCTTCGGAGCCAAGCACCACGAAGACACTGTCGTCCACATCACCGAGGGCATCGACGGGACCAAAGCGCTCTGCGGCGAGGGCAACATCGTCATCCTCGCCATCGGCGCTGGACCCGAGGCGATGCTCTGCGAGCAGTGCGAGACGATCGCCCAGCGCCTCCGCGACGATGGCAAGAAAGTCGTGCTCTATACCCGCCGCCGCACCAAGGGCACGGACCCTCCGGTGCCGTGAAGCACTGGATCGTCATCCCCTGCGTCACCCCGCACTCTGGTGGCGAAGTCTTCCACGATGCTGTGGCCACCGTCGAAGCCGATACCGCCGAGGAAGCCGGGGAGATCGCTCACGATCTGCTCCTTCGCGAAAATCCCGATCTCGACCCCGATTACACCGGCTCGATGTTCGCCCTATCTTTCGAGCCCGCCGAGTTCGTGGCGCTCCAGCGTGGCGTCCGATTCACCAAGGCGGCTGATGAGTGGCAGTGCTGCGGCGGCCCTATCGAGTTGACCGACAATGGTCACTCGGGCTTCTGTCCGCACCGGGCAAAGGATCCAGAGCAGTGAAGCTCGCGAACTGCCCAACCCACGGCCGCAACTATCTCGCCAACGCTGGTGCTCCCAACATCGTCCGCTGCATGGCATCGGCCGGATGTCCCACGGGCGGCACGATCGAACGCTGTCGCAACTGCGCCGGGACCGGCGTCGATGGGCGCTCCCCGGAGTGGATCGGCTGCTGCGTCTGTACGGGCCTCGGTTGGCGGCCCCGGCGCTCGCCGCTGGGCTCGGCCTACCCGGTGAGCTGATGTTTGGGATCCCCGTCGTCGTGATTCACGCCCTCTCCCAGGCGCTCGCCGTCGAGGCGATATGGAAGGAGTCCTCGGCACAGATCGCGCACGACGATGGCCACGAGGAGGACTGGCCCATCGGCTACTGCGTAGATGCCAGCATCGATCTCCACGAAGAGTTGATCAAGAAGGTGCCCGAGGCCGGCGCCGAGTTCGTCTATGGCTTCTTCTATGTCGGCGCCGAGGTGCGCGTGCCGCTCTCCCACTCCTGGATCGAAGTCGGTGGCGGCTTCATCCTCGACATCACCCTGGCCCAGTTCTTTCGAGAGGGCACAGAGCGGCTCCCAATCGTGTTGCCCACCGAGGACCTGGCCAGCCGCTATCTGGTGATCGAACGCAACCCGAGTTGGGCCGCCAATACCCAGGACGAGGTGACGCCGGCATGAGCGTCAAGGAGCGCGCCAACCTTGACGACATCGTCTTTCTCGGCGAGGACGAGGTCTGCCACCTCATCGAGGACGAGTATTGGGATTTCTGGCTCTTCCGGCATGTGATCAAGACCGTCTGCGGCGCTCCCTACGACTGCAAGACCGGCAAACGCGGCATCGTCTTGGCCTGGGCTGGTGAGGAGAAGTGCCCGGACTGCTACCGCCTGGTCTGCCCGGAATGCATCCAGCATGGCAATCGCAAGCGCCAGGAAGAACGCGAAGAGTTGGAAGGCCGACCATGAGCAAGCGGATCTACAGCGAGCGCCAAGAACTCGAAGTGGTGGCCCTCTACGAGCAGGACGAGTACAGCCTGCGCGAGATCCAAGAGGAGACCGGCGTCGTTTTCGGCACGGCCAAAAACATCTTGGCCCGCCGGGGAGTAAAGCTCCGCCCCCGTGGCAGCGGCCGCACGATGCCCCCGCTCCATGGCAACGACCTGGACCGCACGGTCTGGCTCCACCGCCAAGGCCTCACCTACGAGCAGATGGGCCAACTCCTCGGCCTCTCCGAAGGGGGCGTCAAGCACCGCATCGGGCTGGCCCGAAAGCGCCTCGGCTATGAGGAGGTAAAGCGCGGCCGCAACAACCGCCCGAAGACCCAGATCCCTCTCCAGGTAGCCCGCGCAGTGCGCTCCTGGCGGGAGTTGGACGCTGCTGTATGACCTTCCCCACCGCCCAGGGCGTTATGTTCTCAGGCGTGCTCAAACCGAAGTGTCCTGCCGCTGAAGCTCTCGCCGGCCCCCCGATGTCCGGTCCCTCCGTCGTCTGCCGGGTGATGGCGGCCGAGGACGCCCGAGCCGATTCGATCCTGGAGGGGATGGTCGGAGGGAGGCTGATCACCGACCTCGACCAAGGCACGATTCTCCGTGGCTTCTGCTGCGGGCCTGGTCTACCGAGGTTCACGGACACCGACAAGCCCCGCGGCCACTACACGTTCTGCCCGGTCTGGGAAGCAGCCGAAGCGGCCGAGCGCCAGCGCAAGGAGGCCGATGGCCGCGCCTTCGCCGCCCCGGAGAAGCCGAAGATCCTCGGCGAGGACATCGAGGTCAAGGCCGACCTCTTGGGGCTCGACCCCGAGCAACTCCAGCGGGAGGAAAAACGCTTCTACGACGAGCACCCCCAGGCCAAGGAGGCCCTGGGCGGCGAGATCCTCACCGGGGAAGAGGCGATGGTGGACGTGGCCACCGACGACGAGTGGAAGGAGGAGAGCTGATGATGGCGGCCGAACCGATCAACTTCATGCCCCGCGAGCCGGAGTCGGTGCGCGTCTATAGATCGGCCACCCCCATTGCCCGCGCCGCCGACACCGAGGGCGGCGTCCTCTTCGTCACCGGGCCGGATGGGAACCTGCACCGCTACGGCCGCCTTGTCCCGGACACTGCCGGCCGAGTAGAAAAGGAGTCGCCATGAAGGACCGAGACATCAAGCGGCGCACGACGATCAAGGCCGGCAAGATCAAGAAGCACGACGTGATCGAAGTGCGCGGCCAGCGCTTCCGCTGCGACCGGGTCGCCAAGCGGGGCGCCAACGTCGAGTTGACCAAGATCCCCAACGGGAGCAAGCCTGTTCGTCGGCTGTCGATCAACCGCCGCAAGCATGTGGATCTGGTGCGGCGATGAGCGACCTGACGCCGCCCGCGATGAAGCGCTACCGCGTCATCGTCGACTCGCCCGAGCTACCGGAGCGCCACGACTTCGACCTCGACGCGCGTGTCGAGGTCGAAGCACAGGTGAAAGGCGCCGAAGTGGCGCTGACCACCACCCGGCACTTGCCTCGCCGACTCGCGCGCCTGAGCCGAGAGGATCAGGTCACCGCTGTCGCTGGCTTCGCACAGGCGACCGAGCTGTGAAGCGCCAGCACCATGCTGCTGTTGCGGCGCCGGCATTTAACGGCCTCAGGGGTTCGGTGACCGCCTGATGGGCTACCTGTGGCCGCCGCCCTGGTGGAGGGATACGTCCCTCTCACCGTCGGCGGATGAGGAACAGACGGTCCAGGGGGCCGCCGAACTCCTCTTCCCGCCAGACGCACCGGTCTGTATGCGCTGTGAACGTCTTCCGTTCCTGGGCCGTCGCCTGAACGTGGGCAACAACCAGATGGTCTGCATAGATTGCTTCGCCTTCGTGACGGGGATCGACGACCGCGACCCGATCGAGGCCCCGACCGCCCGGAGCGGCGACCCTCGCTACGTCGCCCGCAGCAAGCGGGAGGACACGCCGCCCTTCGAGCTGTTCCCTCCCGCCGAGGACGAACGGCCGCCCCTCGCTCCGCTGCCACCGGGAACGCCGCGGTGGGTCCGGCTTCTCCACTGGCTCGTCATCCGCCTGGTGAGCGAGCGATGACCGCCAGCTATCGCAGCAGGAGCAGCAGCAGCACTCCGCCTCCCTCCAATGAGGTCCTCGGCTGGCGCTTCATCTTGCGGTACTACTTCCAGAAGCTCCGCAACCGCCTGTAGACCCAACCGACCGGAGGTAACGATGATCACCTACACGCTGACCGAGGATGAGGCCGAGGCCCTCGCCATGGATACGCCCACCGAATTCGGTGGGCCGCCCTTCTGGACTCGGGAGCGCTGGGATGAGTTGAAGCCGGCCAGGGAATCTGCCCAAGCCAAGCTCTTCCGAGGACTCCCCCATGGCGCTGCCCAGCGAGTCGGTTACGTCGGCCCTGGAGACAGCGTGGTCCTCTACGAGGGCAAGGAGTATGAGATCGTGGACATCGTCGGCGATAAAGCTGTGACCGACTCAGCCAACTTCTCGCGCGAATTCCTGCGCTCCTACGGCTACACGCTGAAGTGATGAGCGAGGACCCGAGCGGGCGCGTGGTCGCGGGGATCATCGCCGCCGTCCTGGTCGCCATCGGACTCTGGCTGATCTACGTCGGGTGGCAATCGTGAACCGGCGCCGGGTGCGCGTCGGCACGCCGAGTTGCGAAGGCCTGCACTGCCACGTCATGGCCTTCGAGGGACAGCGCGCCGAGGACCGATCCCGCTGGGAGGAACATCATTCCCCGACCTGCCCCAACGGCCACCCGACCGGCATTCTCCGGGCGCCTTTCCGGTCGCCTGCGCCAAGCCCGGAAAAGTGGACCGACCCGATCCCTTGGTGGGCGGTCATCATCGGCGGGAGTCTCGCCGGGTTGATTATCGGCAGCCTGGCCGATGCTCTTGACCTAGGCATCTTGGTCATCCCGCTCGTCGTAGTAGGCAGCCTGGTCTCGCTCTTCGGTCTAGCCCGGATTTACCGGGGACAGCGTTAATAACGGCGCCGAAGACGGGCCACAATTCACGTCGGCGTTGATAGCTTCGCGTCATCGCCCGAACCCTCGATAGACCGGCCAAGCAGCTCATCTGGAACCTGCCCCTACGGGGGGCCTTTATGGCCAGCGACATCACCGCCAACGAGCTGGCGCTGAGGGTCGGCCTGACCCGCCGCTACAGGCGGGCCGGGTGGAGCAGGATCGGCGGCGACGGCGTCAGCGCCCTGCGCGACCTGGGTCTCAGGGAGCGCTCTGACGCCTGCCTCCGCACCCATCTTCCCGAGGAGGTCGCCCTCCGCTACGCCCGGGCACTGCACCTGGATCCGCTCGACATTGGGTTGTAGCTTGCGGCCATGAGCGATGTCCGCATCTGGACCGATGGGGCTTGCCTCCGCAATCCCGGCGGCGAGGGCGGCTGGGCTTTCATCGTCGAGACCTGCGGGGATGCGGTGCTGGCCGAAGACTCCGGCTATGAGCGCGAGACGACCAGCCAGCGCATGGAGTTGACGGCGCTGATCCACGCTCTCCGCTGGGCTGGCAAGCGCCGAGTCGAGATCCACAGCGACTCGAAATACGCGGTCGAAGGCTCGATGGTCTGGATGCAGCGCTGGAAGCAGCACGGCTGGACCCGCAAGGGCCGCAACGGCAAGCGGCCGGCACCCGAGAACCTTGACCTCTGGCGGATCATCGACCAACTCCTCCAGGGCAGCCTGGTCACCATCCACTGGGTGAAGGGCCACGACGGCTCCCGCTTCAACGAGATGGCGGACAAGCTGGCAACCCAGGCAGCGCGGCGGGCGTAGTCTTCGCCGTCGCGTACCCTGTGCGGCGTGGCGACCGCGACGATGCCCCCGAAGGTGATGCTGACCAACGATGAGCAGGCCGACGCCTTCAGCTACGACTCCAACGCCGAGGTCCTGACCGTCAGCCGCCCGAAGGCCCAGGTCTATCTGGGCTACCCGGCCAGCGATGAGACCGTCGAGCTGCTCGGGCTCGCCGAATGGAGGAACGCCGGACTCGCCGAGGACGGTGAGGGCTGATGGCAGTCGCCGACAGAGCAACCCATGCTCGTAAAGCCGTGGCCATCGCACTGAGCAGCGGCCGACTGGAGAAGCCGACGAGGTGCGAGCGCTGTGACAACAAGGCCGAACTGCACGGTCACCATGCCGACTATGAGCAGCCGCTGGAAGTGGAGTGGCTTTGCCATTGGTGCCACCACGCAGAGCACCACCCGGATATTCCGCGCCCATTGGCCGACCGACGCAAAGTGCGCGTACAAGTCAACGTGACGCCGGAGCTGGCCGTGGAGTTGCAACGCGCGGCAAGGGCTCGCCGGATGAGCAAAACGGAGTTGATCGAGTCTGCCGTTCGCGCCTTTATCGACGCCCAAAGTCCGCTGCTGTCGGATAATGAGCATTGGCGTGGGGCCAACAACTCCCGCAAGACCCATTGCAAGCATGGGCACCCCTTTGATGAGGGCAACACGCTTCGATCTAAGGGCGCCCGTCGGTGTCGGGCATGTGCGGACACCGCTCGTGCCAAGCTGAGGTCAAAATGAGCGCCGGAGAAAGAATTCGCGAGAGGGCCATCGAGACCCTTCAAAGCTGGACGGGCCTGACCGTCGCTCCGGCCGAGGAGGTCAGTTCTCTCCGCGAGAACGCCGAATACATCGGCCCCTACATGGACGAAGTCGAGGACATGGCAGCCAACGTCCTCGACTACATCGGCGGGCGCCCGCACGAGGTCCAGGCCTCCCATCGCCGCCGCCTCGCCCAGCAGTCCAGGATCGCCCTCATCCATGACCCGCTGGCCGGCGCCGAGGCCCAGCTCCGCTCCAACTTCGCTTTCGGCCGAGGGATCTCCAAACCGCAGGCCAAGGACCCCGAGGTGCAGAAAATCATCGACCGGGCCTGGCGGGATCCCAACAACGAGCGGAAGCTGACCAGCTTCGAGGCCCAGCGCCATCGCTCCAACGAGATGCTGACTGCGGCCAACCTCTTCATGACGATGTTTACGGCCAACGGCCAGGTGCGGGTTGGCTTCCGGGATGCCGATGACGTGACCGACGTGGTGACCGATCCCGAGGATGACGAGACTCCTCTCTGGTACGTGGTCCGCAAGCGGAAAATGGAATGGGACTACTCGCTGCATCAGTACAAGCCCGTCCTCGGCTACGAGCTGGAGAACGGCATGGAGCGAGTCTGGTATCTCGAACACTTCCGCAACGTCACCGACCTGGAGGAATGGGCTTCGAAGACGGGGGCCGCGGTGCCCGAGCGTCCCGACGCTGCCCACACTCTGCCCGGCCAGATCGAACACTTCCGCATCAACCGCATCGGCCGCTCGCAGTTCGGCGTGCCCCCATGGGCGCGCACCCTTCGCTACTACACGGCGCTCAACCAGCTCGCCGAGTCCCAGGTCCAGATGCGCCAGGGCGCCGCCTCAATCATCGCCCAGCGGATTCGTCGCGGCACCGGCCCCCGCGACCTGATGAAAAACGTCTCGGGGGTCATGGCCAGGACCGGGGAGTTGGCATCGGCGAACTTCCGGCGCAGCGCCCAGGGGGGTCCACCGGACGCCGTCGGCCCCGGCACCGAACCCCGCGGCGCCGTCCCGCCACCAGCGGCCGGATCTTGGTTCCAAGGCTTCGAGCACGATCGCTTGGAGGCAGTCAACCTCCGCTCCGGTGCCGGCGAGGCTCTCCAAGATGCGCAGATCGTCCGAGCCCCGATCGCCGCTTCTTCCGGCTTCGGCCAGCACTACCTAGGCGATGCCTCCTCGACCAACCTGGCTTCGGCAACGACCCTGGAGTTGCCGACCCTCATGGAGGTCTCGGCCTGGCAGGAGACCTTCGAGGGGATCTATCGCTTCTTCACCGACCGGGCAATCGAGGCTGCGGTGCTCGCCGGTCAACTCGGCGGGATGCTGGCCGAGAACGAGACGTTCGATGAACGCCCTCTGCAAGAGCTGCATCTCGAAGAGGACCAGGAAGAGATGGAACTGCGCACCGGGCGCGACCTCAACTACACCTTCCAGATGCCCTACCCCGGTCGCCGCAACCTCCCGGACGTGACGGCCGCCGTCGCCACGACTCTGCTGTCCGTGGATCCCGGCGGGCGCAACTGGGCGCTTCGGGAAGCAATGCTCGACTTCCTCTTTCGCCACGGCTTCCAGACCGAGGACCCCTCGGCCAACGTGGAGGAAATCGTCAAAGAAGGGAAACGGATCCAGAAAGAGAACGAAGCGAAAGCCCAGCAGGAAGCGGCCGAATATCGTGGCGAAGGTGCCGTTCCCGGCGTCCCATCGACCGGGCCTGCACCCTCGGAAACCGGCCGGGAAAAGAGCGATGGACCGCAGTACCCAGGGCAGAAGACGCGCAGCCAACCGGCCGCCAACGAAATGGGCGCCGGCACCAAAACCCGAGAGGTCCTCATGGAGGGCGGCACGGCCGACGAACTCTCGGCCGCGCTCATCGCCGACACCCAGGCAGCCTGGGAGGCTGGCCTCAGCGATCCCGCCCTCTTTATGACCGGCCGCCCCGACACGAAGGGCTCCGATGCCTCAGCCGCGCCGGGCTCGCCCGGCCCGCTCACCTAGTCCCCGCCCCCCGAGCGCGGCCGCAGCAGTCGGCGGCGGCCTGATCGGAGGGGCGCCCGGAGCCGCTGCCGGTGCCGCCGGCCTCGCTACCGGCGCCGCTGTGCAGCGCTCGATCGGTGAGAACGCGGTGAAGGCGGTGCTGACGATGCTCCAGGCCCTCGCCATCCGTCGCCGGAAGCTGATCATCGACCGCGTCCAAGGCGTCTACCCGGGCTCGGACCTCGGCGTCGCCTACGCCGAGGAGGACCGCCGCGAGGTGATCTTTCGCAAGCGCGTCGAGGAGAGAATGCGCGCCGGCATGAAGCTGGCGACAGCGGCCTCTGACCCCTCGGCCCGGATGATCGCGATCGAGAAGGTGATGCGCCGCGAGCGCCGCTTCGCCGAGATGCGCTCCGTCGCCGCCGGGGAACGAGTGCTGGCCGCCGCCGAGTTACAAGACCTCCGCCAGTCCTCACCGCAGGGCGCCTTCTGGTCGCTCGGCGCCCGCCGCCAAAGTACGCCCGACTGCATCGCCATGAACGGCAAGTTCTGGCCGTGGTCCGTCCTAGAGAAGGTCCATCCCCTTATGCATGTGGGCTGCGGCTGCTACCTGCTCAGCTTCGGCTCCGCGATCAGCCAAGGCCGCATGAAACCCGGCGACCTGATGAGCGAGGCCACCGCCCTGCGTCTGGCCGCGCCGGTCATCAAGCATGTGGAGGAAGAGGCCGCCGCGGCCGAGCGCAAGTACGGGCACCTGGCGGAGTCCGCCTACAACGAGTTGCTCGCGCGCGGGGCGCTGCTCGATCGCCGTGCCGCGAACCCCGACCTGCTCGCGCTCGCCCCGCTCGGCGCCGATGAGGCGATGAAGCCGGTCGCCTTGTCGGAGGCCGAAGAGCAAACGGGCGCGATGGTCGCGCTCTACCCGACCGAGGCTCAGTCCAAGAAGCTCGCCATCACCGGGGGCACCAAGCCCGAGGAGCTGCACGTCACCTTGGCCTTCCTCGGCAAGGCCGCCAACAGCGACTACGACGCCGCCTTGGCCGCCACCGAAGCTTGGGCCAAGAAGACCCCGAAGCTCTCGGGCAAGCTCAGCGGCATCGGCCACTTCGATGTTGGCGGTGGCGAGAAGGTCACCTACCGGTCGGTGGATCTTCCCGACCTCGGCCCTCACCGCGAAGGCCTAGTGGCCGACCTGGAGCAGATGGGCGCGCCGGCATCGACCGACCACGGCTTCACCCCCCACATGACGATCGACGGCAAGGTCCGGCGCCCCCCGGTTAAGCAGCAGGCGATCACCTTCAGCCACGTCACCTTGGCGTGGGGCGGCGAGCGCCAGGACTTCCCGCTCGTTGGGAAACCGCCTGCATCAAAGCCCTGACGCCCGCCGAGGCCGCCTCTAGACTCGGCGGGAGGCCCTGGTGGCGGCCTTCCCCCCGGGAGCCCAGAGAAACGATTCGGAGCCGACCTCGGACTGGGGGGTCGGCTTCGGTCGTTATGGCAAGGTTCTTACCATCTGTGCTATTCTGACCCCATCACCCGAATCCACGATCTCCTAAAGGAGGCGCTGATGGTCGCTGTGGAGAAATCGGGGCCTAAGCGCCTCTACTGCCTGACCAGGCTTGAAGCTGGCGACTACCTCCTGCCTTCCAACGATGGGCGCACGCTGTGGAGGATCCGCAGCTACGAGGACGGCCCCAGCCACGGCGTAGAGGAGTGGCCACGAGACCGAATGGTTTGGGGCGTCTGGCGTTGGCTGGGTCGCATCGGCCCGGCTGGGATCGGCGGCGACGTGGATGTGGACGACTGGTCGCGCTGGGACTTCACGGAGGGCACGCACGACACTCGCGCCGAGTCGATCAAGCGGGCATTGGAAATCAGGGTGACGCGCTGATGGCCGAGCGCACCATCCGAACCGATCTCCTGAAGGAGGCATGACGATGAGTAGTAGCCGAAAGTTCCAAGACGAGCGCCGTCGCTTCAGTGACAGCGTGATGGGAGCGATTCGCGATCCCGAGGACGAACGAAACCGCGTCCTATACGAGACGGCAGGCAAGGGGCGAAACGGCCAGGATCGTGAGGCTACGATCAACTGGACGGCGATGGGCTCCCAGTCCACCGACCGGATCAAAGAAGAGCTGGAGGGTCGGCGATGAAAGCCAGCGAACTGGAGATCGGCGCCGTCGCCGTCGCGACCAACGGCACCGGCTACATGCGCACGGCGAAGAGGGTCGTGAAGGTGAAGGTTGTCGGCGAGCCCAAGGGCGGCCGCGTCAGGGTCGAGCTACTCGAAGACTCGCACGACGGCGTTGGCTACAGGCAATGGGGGATGAATGCCGAGAACCCCGTCGAGGCTGGCAAAACCATCACGCTCCGAACCAAGGATCTCTGGATGCCGTGGGAGACTTTCGAGACCCGACTCGGTAACGAACGGGAGCAGCAGGAGCAGGAGCGGCGAGAGGAGGAACTGCGGGAGGAGCACCTCACCGCAATCCAGTCCCGGGCCCGGGTCGATCGAGCCGTCCCAGACATCAAGGCCAGGACCAAAGACGTAGCCGGAGTGCAAAACGGGCTCCTGCGCTGGGGCGGCCTCGCCCACAACTACGGCGTCGAGACCCACGTCAAGATCCCCACGGTCGTCCTCGAAGCTCTCCTCGACTCGGTGGAACCATGAGGGGGATCGAGAAGCCCACGGTGAACGAGAGCGGCGCAGAATCTCACCCGGCATGGGGATTGGTCGGGGCGTCCCGGGTTTCGAGCGGCCAGGGGGCGGTCTTGTTCGACAGCGACATTCGCCACGGGCACTACGTCGTCGTCCGGCTGCGGCGCGCGACCCGCAAGCGAGATCTGAGCCACGACTGGAAGCACGGCGATGAACAGATAGTGGAGATCGCAATGAGCGAGGCGCAATGGGCCTCGTTCGTGTCCACGATGAACGTTGGCGACGGTGTGCCCTGCACCATCGAGAGTGTTGGGATGGAGACCATGCCCGGAGTGGAGTATGAGCCGCGTCTGGCCGTGTCGATGGAGGAGGTTGACAATGCCGCCCAGAAGTCGATGGAGGAAATCCAGGCGGCGTTTGATGCCTACGAGGAGCACAAAACGAAAGCCAACAGGGACACGCTGAAGTACGCGATCAAGAATGCTCCGGCCAACATGGGCTTCGCCGCCAAGAAGCTGAGCGAGCACGCCGAGAACGTGGTGCAGCGGGCCAGGGCCGACATCGAGGCGATGGTCGTCTCGAAGGCCGAGCAGCTCGGCATCGACCCGGCCGAGGTTGCCGACACTAGGCTCCTGGACGAGGGAAGCTGATGGCCCGGCGCACGCTGGAGGAGATCCGCCAAGACGGTCACTCCCCTCGATTCAGCCGCCAGGCAGGCGGCTACTCGCCCTTCGGCCGACCCGTCTACGTCAACTCCGTCACCTGTGAGTGCGGGTGGAAGTGGGGCGGCCGCATCGCCAAGAAGAGCGAGGCGGTGCAGGCGCACAACGACCATCTCAGGGAGGAGAGCTGATGACGTTAGGACAGTGGTACGAGTTGGATCTCACCCCCGAGGAGGACAACCGCCTTCGGGTGATGGCCGACGCCCACGAGGTGTCGGTCGAGGTCCTGCTCTCCAAGATCACCCGCCAGCAAATCTTCACCTTCGAGCGAGTCGGCTCCAAGGTCGCCATGGGGCCGGACTCAGCAGACACCCGCACCCCCGCAGCGCCAGAGAGCTACGAGGTCCAGGTGGTCCGGGACGTGGGCCGTGCATGGGCGGTGGCCAGCACCGAGGACATCATGGCCGAGGCCAGGATCACCGCGCGAGGTTACCTTGAAACTCGCGCGGCAGTCGGCGTGCGGATCTTGGCCGGCGAGGACGGGGAGCACGTCGTCATGCGCGCCGTTCTCGAAGGCGTCGACTACAGCGAGATCTTCCCCACTGATGACGCAGAGGAAATCGAGCGGGTATAGGCTCCCGCCGACCCGAACCCTGAAGGAGGAACGATGACCGTTGAGATACCCAATCCGAAGTTCGCCAAGGGCGAGCGCGTCAAGCTCTACGGCATTCACCCGGCAGTTGTGATGTCGCGCAGCTACCACGAAGACGACGGCTGGCAATACGCGCTCTCCGCCAACGGCACCTTCGCCCAAGCCTTCCCCGGCAACCCGTTCCCCCAACGTCAACTGGTGGCCATCGGGGAGCAACCGATGAGACCTGACGGGGCGCACAACTTCACCATCAACTCCTCGATCAGTTACCCCCCCAAATGGGCCGGAGACATTCACGGGTGCGATGCCGCCACCAATACGCTCTTGCACGGTGATGAGTGGATAAAGGACGGCGAGACGCGCGGCGATCTCAGCCCCACGCTGGTCGCCAGTGCGATCGCGATGGGCGCTAAGGAAATCGCGGTGCCTCCCCACTTCTCTCCCATGCTCACCTTAATGGCCGAGGCCCCAGCCGGGCACATCATCAATACCGTGCTGACGGCGGGGATCACCACTGGCGAAACCGAGGATCCCGATGAAGCCAAGCGCATCGCGGCCGAGAAAGTCGTCACCGCGGCGAGCGCCTTCAAGCTGGCCTCGGATTCGGTTCTGACGGCGCCCCCCGAGGCAGACGCCACCGTTCTTGTGGAGATGCTGATTGCGACCCGCCGGGAGTGGGACCAGGCCATCGCTGAGGCCGAAGGCTTTTTTCCACGGCCGCGATGACCGACCCAGCCCGAGCCCCGTCTTCTCCTTCGCCAGGCACCAGCAGACACGGCTCCAGCAACCTGCTTTCCATTCCCTATGTGGCAGATAGCCCCTTCCTCCAGCAGCAGATCGAACAGGGTCGCCGCTTCAGGGAGATCCAAACCGATTTTCAAGCGGCCTACGCCCCGATCTTCGAGGAAATGAGGCGGATGCTGTTGGACTGGCCGTGGGTGTCCCCGCCACCGCCACCGCGCTGGGCGCGAGCGCTCGGCTGGGTGCTCACCGGGTGGATCGTCCTCAGCGCGGTGCTACGCTCTCGCCCATGAGCTGGTCCCTCACCACCGACACCCACGCCGGCCCGGACATCCGCTCCGCCGTCGAGCACATCGAGCCCCAGGACCATGTCTCCGAGGCTCAACTCGCCCAGATCCAGGAGGCCAAGGAGAAGGCCACCGACCTGATCAATTCCGGCGTCCTCGGCGATGCCAACATCCTCGCCGGCACCGACAACTGCTTCCGGGTGAAGCTCTCCGGCCATGCCGCCGAGACCCCGGCCCCCGGCGACTTCATCACCGTCCAGGTCGAGGTCATGCCTCCACTAGAGACCGTGGCTCCCGAGGCCGACTCCACCGCCGAATAGCCGTCCGGCCTCGCGCATACGTTGGCATTCGTGGAGTCGCCAACCACCATCTTCTTCTACCTCCTGATGAGGGACCATGTGCCGACCGGGACGGTGGCCTCTCTGATCGAGAAGGCCACCGCAGAGAGGCCCGCCTCAGCACCCACCCGCTTCACCGCCCCCGAGCTTCAGGCTCTCGCCGAGCGCTATGCGGCCGAACTCGGGATGCTGGAGTCGGGGGCCGAGGCCGAGGAGGCCGTGCAGCCACCTACTCCCGGCGAAGCGCCGCGTCGCCAAAAAGCTCGGCCGACCTACGACAAGATCCTGGCCGCCTTGGGTGATCGTGGGATCCGTGATCGAATCGGCGACACGGCCGGGTGGATGACGGTGGCCCAACTCGTTCAGTTCACCGGAGCCAAGACCCAGACGGTGCGCAACCAACTCCAGCTCGCCGTCAAAAAAGGAGACGCTGAGGCGAAAGGCTCGACCAAGAACCGCCGCTATCGCTCTTCCGGCGGCAACGAGACTTCGGAGCCGGACCACGACGATGCGGGGGAGGGTGTCAGCCCTGACGATCCCGCAGGCGACACCGAAGAGCGAGACCATGACGGCGACTCGGGGAAGATCCCATCAGAGCCGGGCCGTGAGGATCATGGGAGCGACGGCGGCGGTCGGGAGTCCGGCTCGGTCGCCCCCGCCGCGCTCCATCCGCGCCCGACGGATCTGGTGCTGATGGCCCTGATTGGCGACTTCATCGCCGAGGCCGGCGCCGAGGTCTGGCCGGGCGAGTTGGAGAGCCACTTCCAGATCGATGGCCGCAAGCGCAAGTCGATGATCGATCTTCTGCTGGCGCGGCATCGGATCGAGGTGCTGGGGGCTGGCCCGAGTACCCGCTACATCAAGCGGGGCCTCACCCCAGATGACGCGGCTACGGATGAGGACGCGCCCGAAGGCCGAGGCTTCAATGCGAAGAACCCGGTGGAGCAGACAGGGCCACCAGAGATCACTGACGAACTGATTGCAAGGTTCAAGAAATGGGCCTCCAGGCAGCGCTCCTTCAAGCGCCGCAATGTCGAAGACGCTTTCCCGGACGAGCCTCTTGGCACCGCAGGCGCCCTCTGCGCTCGAATGGCCTCCGAGGGATTCCTCGAACGCCGCGACGGTGGCGGGGGCACTGGCGCATCGCACTTTGCCGTCGTCGGCGTTGCGACCGGGCATGAATCCGAGGCACCCTTGGAGGGTCAGGTGATGGCCCGACTCCAGGGCGACACCTATGGCTGCGAGGAACTCGCCGGCCACTTCCGCGTCCCCGAAGAGGAGATGCGCCAGATCCTCGGCAAGCTCTACCGCGAGGGCATGATTCGCACCGGCCGCTCCAACGGCCAGGTCTCCTACGTGCCGGTATAGTTTCCGCTTGTGCACCCTGTTGGAGGGCGACACGGCGCTCCCCCCGACCGCTCTCCCGGTGGCAAAAGGGAGCGCCGAGTCGTTGTAGGGTCGCCCGGCCCCCTGCGGCGAGCACCCGCGGGGGGCGTCCACGCCGTCGCCTATAACCTGACCTCGTGCCCGCTCCGCAGCGCTACCTCACCCCACCGGAGCAGATGAGGGTCTTGGCGATCGAGGCTCGACGGGAAGGCGTCGCCTTCGAGACCTACTGGGAGCGATCAGTCCGGCCGGGCCGCAAGCCCCTGATCACCACCAACACCGAGCACCCGCCGCCAGAGGCCGTGGTCTGGCCCGCCGATTCCTCCAACAGGGCCATCGCGATTAGCGCGGCGCTGGCGACAAAGGACGGCTGGCGCCGCTGCTACGAGCAGATACCACCGACCAAACCCGAACGTTCCCTGAGCACGGTCCGCCATCTTTTCGCCGAGTCCAGCGGGAGCGAAGACCGCAGCGGGCTATCGTTGGCCGCACCGCTATGAGCACCGCGACCTCTTCCTTCTTCCACTCCGCCGCCGCGCTTCAAGAGGTGGAGACCTTCTCGAAGCCAGGGACGGCCGACGTGACGGCGGGCGACCTGAAGAAGCTCTCGCCGCTGCTCGCCCACTACAAAGGGATGGTGCACCCCTTCACCGAGTGCAAGAAGGATCAGCTCAAACATGGCCTGTCGGAGGAACATGCCAACCGGCGCTGCGCCGTGATCAAGGACCTCAACGAAGGCACGACCAAATGGAGGGGCAAGGCCAAAGAGGAAGCCGAGGAGATCCTCGGCGAGGCCCTGGAACTGCTCCAGGTCGCCGGATCTGAGTTGGGCGGCCCACTCTTCTCGCGTCTGCTCCAGGAGGACGGCCTCATCCACGATGCCGCCGTCCTGGTCGAGGCGGCGCCGAACTGGATGATCCCCGTCGCCGCCAAAAGTCCCGGCTTCCGGCCGACCAGCCCCGAAAAAAGGACCGGCAGCTCGAACTCGGAATTCAACAACAAGCACCCCCGCGGCGCCGGCACCCAGGGTGGCCAGTTCATCAGCAAGGGCACGACCGGCCATGAGGTCACCGCCGTGCAGCAGCGCCTCGGCCTGACGCGCACCGGCACCTTCGACGGCCAGACCAAACGTCGGGTCGAACGCTTCCAGAAAAACCACGGCCTCCAAGTAGATGGCGTGGTCGGCCAGCAGACCGTCGCCGCCTTCCGCGGCACCACCACCGGGGTCGCTCCCGGTGCGCTAGGTAAGAACGACCGGCGCTATCTGCGCCGCTACGCTCGACGGCACTGATGTCCATCTTCGGCCACCCAGCGGATCCGCCCGACATCAAGGAGGTCGCCCGCGACGCCTTCGGGGATCCGATCCGCGTCACCGAGCAGACGGTCCACGTCTCCTCGGTCGAGCGCGACAACGGCGTCAAATCGGCTACCTCCCAGTCGATCAGTTCGGCGCTCTACGATCTGGCCGATCGCTCCTCCCTCACCCACACCGTCCGGCTGCCCCACGGCACCTTCGTGAAGCTCGCCCCCGTGAGCCAGCCCTCGCTCTCCTCCTACCGCTCGAAGTTCGAAATCACCAACGGCGAAGACACGCCAAAGATCGCCACCGGCACCTCCGCCGCTGCGGACCTCGCCAAGGAAGTGGACATCCTCGCGATGTCGAAGAAGGACAAGGCGACGATTCAGCAGATGAGCGAGGAGGAGGAGCCGCTCCAGGAGATCGACATCCACATTTCCGGCTATGTCACCAAATCGGGCAAGCACGTCGGCGCGTACTCACAGATCAGGAAGAAGATCGAGGGGCTCGGCGGAGGCAGTTCACTCCACCTTCCAGACGGCATCACGGTCAGCAAGCGCGGCAAATGGTTCAACGTCGGGATCGGGCACGGATCTGTCGGAGGCAATCTCGGCTCGGCCGACGCCGCGACGAAGCAGGCCTTGAACCACTCCGCCAGTTCGACGCACCCGAAGTCCATTGGCGGCCGAGTCAGTCATTCGCCTGAGTCGGGCTTCTTCGGCCCAAAAGAGATCAACGCCATCCCCAACTCCGGCGACAACCCGAAGCTCCCTGGCACGCCGCACCCCCAGGACGTGGCCCACCGCGCCGCGAAAGCTCGGAAGGAAGCGGTCAAGCGCCTGCCCTCCAGGAAGCAGCGCGCCGAGAACGAGCGGAAAGCCAAGGAACGAGGGGAGCACGACGCCGAGATCCAGAAGGAGCGAGACATCCTGATGCGGGCAGGCGACGAGCGCCGGAAGAAGGAGGCGAAGGAACGCCGCGAACGAGACGAATCTCCAATGCCCGGCGTCATCCGCAAGCCCTCCGAATCCGACGCGATCCGGGCGAAGGAAGGGGCTTCGGGCGGGAAGGCGACCAGCGCGCGGCCCGGCGGGGTGTCTGTCCCGGTGCCCGAGGGCGGCGGCGGTCGAACGAACTCCCGACCGGCGAAGAACACGAGCGCGGCCGCCAACATCGACCGCGAGAAGCGCAAGCGCGCGAAGGCCGTCGCCGGTCATCCGGCTGCGAAGGCTCGGCGCCGGCACAAGGGCCTCGCCGAGTCAGAGCAGTCCAGCCTCCTCGGTCGCTGAGCGGTTTCCGATTCCGCGCGGCTCTATCCTCGCCGAGCGATGGGGAAGAAAACAGAGACCGGGCCGGAGGAGCCCCTCGCCGAGGGCGAAGTGATCAGCGGCGACGACCTCCGCGCCCCACTCTTCGAGGCAGCCCAGATCGTCGTCCCGAAGAAAGGCAAGCTCTTCGAGGAGAAAATGATCGAGGGCGGCCACACGGTGAAGGTCGCCAAGTTCGCGATCATCCGCCCATGCCAGTCCCGCGGCCGCAGGATCCGCGGGCACGCCCCGATCTACGAGCCCCGGATGCTGGCCGAGTCCTCCGGCGTCTTCTCGGGCTGGCCCATGTACATCGACCACATGGACGAGGAGTTGGCCGAGGAAGTGATGGAACTGCTCCAAGAGAAGGGCCGCTCCCTCAACTCGCTCGGCGGCCGCGTTCTCCGATCCTTCTACGACCCCGACCTCGTCTTCGAGGACGACGCCGAACACGGCTACCGCAAGGGTGGCGTCGTCGGCGAAGTCGTCCCTCAGAAGAGCATCCGCGAGATGCTCGAAGAGGACCCAGGTTGCCTCAACGTCTCGATCAACGCCTGGCCGAAGTCGGTACGGATCGGCGAGGCTTCGTGGGACTCCAGCATCAAAGGCGCCCTGATCGAGGGCATCCGAAACAAGCCGATGGGCAGCGTCGATTTCGTCTTCAAGGGCGGCGCCGGAGGGCGGCCGCTCACCGAGGAGGAGCGGCGTTCGGCGGTTTCACTTTTGGAGTCTGCTTACACTGCTTCGCGTGATGACGAGCGTCGCAAAAAGGAGCCGGTCGTGAAGAAAAAGCTTTCCGAGATGTCCGGTGACGAAATCGCCGCGCTGACCGCGACCCAACTCACCGAGGCGCTGGCCGAGGAGAACCCCGACCTCGCCGAGTCGCTCTCCGAGAAAGAGACGACCCCGGCGAAGCCGAGCGAGACCGGCGGCATCACCGAGGCCCAACTCCAGGAGGCCCTCTCCAGCCAACGTGACGCGATCGTCTCCGAGTTCAAGCTCGGCGAGGTGGACACGCTGGCCGAGGAAAAGGCCGAGGAGATCGTCGCCGAGCGCGAGGAGTACCGGGAGCTGGCCGGGGTCGCCGAGAAAGCGGTCTCCGAGTTGGAGCGCAACGGCCTCCCGAAATCCTTCGGCAACGAGATCCGCAAGAACTACCTGCTGACCGCTTCCGGTCCGCGCCCGGGCCTGGAGGTCCAGGAGCGCGAGACCGACGATGGCACGCTCTCCAAGGCTGCCGTCCTGAAGGAGAACATCAAGGGCGAAGCCGAAACCGCCGTCCAACTCATCGAGTCGGCGGGCGGCAGTGCCCGCGTCACCGGCCTTGGCCCCTCGGGCGAGGATGCCAACGGTGGCGGCAAGGGCAAGGACGGCAAGAGGGCGGGACTCCGAGAGGGCAGTGCTTTCACCGACTTCCTCGCGGAGTCCGGCGACCTCACCGGAGACGCCGAGAAGGACCAGACGCATCTCGCCGAGATGCTGGAGAGCTAAGGAGACCTCGTGCCCTACGACGCCCCAGGACAAAGAGTTGAGGTCACCTACGACGGCGGCGCCGATGGCGAAACGCCGATCTTCACGAACCGCTTCGCGGTGGTGGACAACAAGGTCCTCCTGCTCACCAAGACCGGCCAGCCCGATCGCTTCGTGCGCCCCGACAGCGAAGAAATTTCCCAGATCGCTCCAGGCGAGGTCTGCACCGGCTTCCAGGGCGGCGTCCACGAGGTCCTTCTTCAGGGCCTCCTGAGCGCGGTGTCGGTGGGCGACAAGCTCTGGATCGACTCCATCAGTAACGCCATCTTCACGGCGGCCGGCGGCGGCGCGGGCGCTGCCAACGAGGTGCAGTCGGTCAAAGTGGAGGGTTCCGGCGGCTTCTGGAGTCCGAAAGTCCTGGGCGAAGTCGTCAAACTGAAATGGAACGCGACGAAAGAGGAAGTGCAACTCGCGCTGGAGGCCACCGACGCGATCAACCCCGGCGACGTGGTCGTCACGGGTGGCCCCGGCAACGTCGGCGGCACGACTCCCTACATCTTCACCTTCGGCGGCCGCTTCGCCGATACGGACGTGGCCGCAATCACCGCCACGGATGAACTGACCGGCGGCGAAGAAAAAGTCACGATCACCACCTCCACGCCCGGCGCTGCCAGCGCCGATGCCGTCTTCCCCCTCGGAGTGGTCGATGAGATCGATCCCACGCGCAATCCTCATGTGGCCCGAGTGAACGCGAACGCCCTCAACGCCTTCATGGCGGTCTAGAAAGGACACTGAGCAACATGGGACGACGCAGAGGGCGATACGGCGAGTGGGGTAAGCACCTCGACATCTTCGACGTGTACTCCGACTTCAAGGCCGACCCGGCCGTGCTGGAGCACATCATCGAGGAAGAGGGCGGCGAGGAGGCCCTGGCCGAGACCTACGGCTCGCCCGAGGGCCGCGTCGATTTCCCCTTCTTCCTCCAGACCGTCATCCGTCACCGGATGCGCAAACGCTTTCAGGGTGTCGCCTCCCGCTGGGATCAGTACCTCGGCCGCGAGAACGCCCAAGACTTCCGCGAGCACACGACCTCCGAGTTGGGCGCGATCCGCGGCTACGAGGGGATCGAGGAGCATGGCGAGTACCCACGCCTGCGCAGCCGCGAGTTGGGTGGCCCGAGTTACGCCGTCGGCAAGTACGGCGGCATCTACGGCGTGACCTTCGAGCTGGTCATCAACGACGAAACGGACACGATCCTCAACGGGATCCCCTCCGAGTTGGGGAAATCGATGGCCGAGTACGTCGCCAAGGCGATGGTCGCCCTGGTCGAGTCCAACCCGACCTACTCGCCCGACAGCAAACCCTTCTTCTCGGCCGAACGAGAGAACCTGATCACGGGCGCCTCCGCCGATCCGACGCCGGACAACATCATGGCCCTGCTCGACACCATGAGCCTGCGCCGCGACGTGGACGACATCCCGATCCTGGTGGAGGCGAGCAAAGTGCTCGTCCGCGAGCCCTCGCTGAAGGCCCAGATCAACACCATGATCCGCTCCACGGAGACCGGCGTCCGAAAGGACTCCGAACCGGGCACGACCTTCTACCCAGGGACGAATAACGCCCTGTTCAACCTGCTCCCAGAGGACGCCGTGATCGTGGAGCCCTGGCTCAACGTCCCCGGCGACTACTACATCCTCGCCAACGCGCAGGACCGCCCGGCCTTCCTCGCCGCCTTCCTGCGCAATCGCGTCGATCCCTACATCTTCCTGAAGGACTCGGGGATGAAGGGCCTCGGCGGAGGCGCATCCGACCCCTACTCGATGGACTTCGATGAGGTCCCCTTCAAGGTCCGCCACGTCTTCGGCGGCGCCGTCGGGGAGCCCCTCGCGGCCGTCAAGGCTCAGCCCTAAAGGAGGCCGTCGCCATGTGCCCAGCCGCAGGTCTCGATCCACTCCGAGTTGCACCCGAAGATCCCACCGCCGCTGAGGCTGGCGAGCTGGTCAAAAAGATCGGCGTTGGCAACCAGGCGAAGAAACTCATCGCCGCGGTCGCCAGGCAGATGCCCAAGGAGTTGCGGATCGCCTGCCAGCGCACCGAGCACCCGGAGCGCTCCGAATACCTGGACCCCGAGGAGGTCCTCGCCCAGACGGAGTACACGGTCGGGGCCGAGAACGTCATCGAGATCCTCTCCGCACGGGTGAAGGGCAATGCCACCCGGCCAGCCGACTCCAAAGTCATCGTCCTCTTCCTCACCCCCGAGGGCCGACCGGCGCGCTGCGCAATCGACTACCGGCTGTTCAAGAACAGCCTGGAAGCCTTCGACAATGCCCTGAAGAACGGCGAAGTCGATCTCGGCTCCGATAAGGAGTCGGCCGCCGGGCTCCGCCGCCAGAATGAGCGCCTCCGCGCCGAGTTGCGCGCCAAGGTAACCGGCCAGCCGCCGGCCCAGGGCTTCCCCGCCGGCACCCAGGGCGAGGAAGCCCCGAATGCCGCCCCCAACGACAACGGCACCTCCACCGTCGAATTGCCCGAGGGCGTCGAGGCCGGCGACCCCGGCTACCCGGTGGACGAGGAGTCGGGCGACCTGCTGGTCCTCCCGGACTCGGTCCGCGAGGACCTGATCGCCTCGGCCCAGACCGAACAGGAGGCCGAGGGTGCTCAGCAGGAGATCGACCGCCTCACCGCCGAGTTGGAGGCTGCTCAGGTGGCACCGGTAGGCAGCGAGGAAGAAAAGCCCGACGCCGAGGTGGACCTCTCCACCGTCGAATTGCCCGAGGGCAATGCCGAAACGATCAACGCTGGCCTGAGCTTCTATGACGGCGACGTGGTGGCCGCTCTGGCCGAGCACGGCAAGACCAAGAGCACCCGCGAGGCCGCCACGGCCGAGCTGGCCAAGCGCAACGCTCCCGCTGAGGGCTAAAGCCATGAGCGCGGTAGTGGCCCCGGAGGACCGAGCGCCTCTCGGGATGAACGTCTACGTCGAGTTGCGCGGCCCCGATGGCAAGCTGAAGCAGGTCGAGGAGATCCACAACCTGATCCCGACCATCGGCAAAGAAGCGCTCATGGACAACATCCTCGCCGCGCCCACGCTGGGCAAGCCGACCCACATGGCGATCGGCTCCGGCTCGGAAGCCGCAGCAGCCGGCGACACCAAACTCAAAACCGAGACCGACCGCAACGCCCTCGCCGAAAAGACCCGCTCGGGCAAAGTCGTGACGCTGAAAGCCGAATGGGCCGCTGGCGATGGCACCGGGGAAATCAAAGAGGCGGGCCTCTTCTCCGCGTCCTCGGAAGGCTCCCTCTTCGCTCGGGCCGTCTTCGCGGTCGTGAACAAGGGCGCCGAAGACACCCTCGTGATCATCTGGAAAATCACGGGCGAATAGCGGCCGGGGGGTCCCGCTCGGATGGCGCGACTCTGGAGTAACGGATTCGAGGGACAACTCCTCTCGACCACCGCCAACACGCAGGTCGAGGGCATCGAAGGCCTGATCAGCGGCACCCCGGTGATTGATCTCACGGTCCCGCGCTCGGGCCTGGCCTGCCTAGAATGCACGACCGGCACCGCTAAGTATTGGCAGGCGGGGCCGACCACGCTCTCCCTCGACCGCGACTACTGGACCCGAGCCGCCCTTCGCCGCGTCGGGTCGATAACCGCTCTGATCCGGGTCGTCCATGTCGTCAGCACCGCCGGGGAAACGATCGGCTCCATCCGCTGGGAAACCAATGGCAAACTCCAGTTGTACGACTCCAAAGGGGAAAAAGTCGGCCCGGCGGTCGAAACGACGACTGGGAAATGGTATGTCGTGGAGATGAACTTCCGCGTGAACACGGCGGGCAAAGGCAAGCTCGGCTGGAAGCTCGACGGCGTCGTCATCCAGGAACCGATCGCCGCCGAAACGCTCAACGCCGCCGCCAACCGGCTCCGCTATGGCTGCGATGCCAGCCCGGGCACCACGGTCTACGTGGACGACCTCTGCCTCAACGACGACCAGGGCGCCAACCAGAACAGTTGGCCGGGGCTCGGCAAGCTGGTCCTCCTCAAACCGACCAGCGACAAAGCCAACACAGGATTCACAGCGGGCGGCGGCGGCACTGAAAAACTCTTCGAAGCCCTCGACAACCGCCCCCCGACCGGCAAAGCCTCGCCCGGGGAAAACGGGACCCAGATCGGCAGCGCCAACAACAACGCCACCGATAACGCCGAATTCAACCTGGCGGCCTACTCGAAACCCGTCGCCGAAGGCGGTGGTGGGATTGCAGCCACCGACAACATCATTCTGCTCGCCTACATGGCCCGCTACGGCACGTCCTCGACCACCGCTCGGTCGTTAGGCATCTCGGGCGCCTCCAACCCCTCGGCCACCGAGACCGTCGTCAACACGATCTCGGCAGCCGCAGTCAGCACGGAGCCCACCGCGTGGTTTACCCGCTACACCGCCGTCGCCTATTTGCCCTCGGTGACGATCGGGACCTCGCCCGTGGTCAAGGTGCGCAAGGCTGCGGCGACGACCGATCGCATCAACGTGGACATGGTCGGCATGTACGTCGAGTATCGCCCCGGCCTGAGCCTAGAACTCACCGACGCGGCTGTCTTTAGCGAGACCCATGGCTCCGGCGATACCAAGCCTCTGGCCGACAGCCAGGCCCTCTCGGACTCCAGCAACCTCGCCATGGGAAAGGGCTTCGCCGAGTCGATTGCGGTGACTGAGACCCGCTCCCTGGCGGCCGGCCGGGTCCTGGCTGATGTCCTGGCGGTCACCGAGACTCGCAGCCTTGCCGCTGGCAAGCCCCTCTCTGACTCCCAGGCCTTCACCGATGCTCTGGTTCGCGGATTGGGCCTGAAACCCGCAGATGCGATCACGCTGACCGAGGCACTGACCAAAACGACCCTGCTCACCCGTTCGGAGACCGTCGCCCTCGAAGACACGATCGCCCGAGCCTGGGCCTCTCGACTGGCGCCCGTCGATACCTTCTCCACCTCCGACGTGCGCACCGCGGCGATCTCCAAGGCGCTGACCGAGGCATTTGCGGCCACCGAGACCCGCTCGCAGGCCATCGGGATCAACCGCGCCGAGGGGATCTCGCTGTTGGACGAAATGCGGCGCTCGCTCGCTCGCGTCCTAACCGAGAGCTTCGGCTGGAGCGACGCCCTCAGCCGCGACCTTGGAATCTCGCTGGCGGATGGTTTCGGCCTGCTCGACCAGATCGCGGTCGAAGGGCTAAGCGGGATCTCCCTCGCCGATCTGATCGTCCTCTCCGATTCCCGCGCCGCAGTGGTCAACAAGCCGCTGCACGATGCACTGGCGCCCACCGAGACCCATGCCCTCGGGATCGGGCTGAGCCGCACCGAGCAGGCCGCCTTCGCCGATGCTCTCACCCGCCGCCTCGGCCTCTCTCGCGCCGAGGCCATCGCCCTCACCGATGAAGTGGACATCAAAGTAATGCTCGGCCGCGCCTTCACCGATGCCACCGTCTTCACCGACTCCCTGGTTCGTGCCGTCGCCGTGCGCCCTTCCGATCAGCTTCTCCTCAGCGACGAAGTGGGACGAGCCTGGACCGTGAAGCTTGCGATCACCGATGCCATCAGCCTGGGCGAGAGCATGGAAGTGATCGATGTCGCCGGCAGACGTGTCGGCGAATCGACCCTGGGGGAGCTATCTCCGCAGGGCGCCATACTGACCGAGCACCAGCCCGGCGCCAGGCTGGGCGAGGATCCTACCGGTGGAGCGACTCTCGGATGACGATTAACAACATCAATCCCGGCGACATCAAGAAGCTCACGGTCGCGATCACCGATGAGGACGGCGCCCTCGGCAATCCCGACAGCCTGAAACTCGAAGTCCAGCGCCCAGACGGCGAAATACTGACCCAGCATTGGCCGGGCGGTGACATCACCGAAGAGGTGCTGGGTAGCTTTTTCGCTCGGGTCGAACTGACCGAAGCGGGGGCCTGGCAGTACCGCTGGCAGGCAACCGGCATCCAATTCAACGAGCGCGGCACGCTCTTCGTCGGCATAGACACCATCACCGCCGACCCCTTCCCCGCCGAGGGTTTCACCGTCGCCGAGGTCTGGGGACGCTCGCCGATGCTGAAAAGCCGGTACCCATCCGGCGCCGGAGATGGCGACCTCGTCCTGGCCGTCGCCGTCGTGGCTCCCCTGGTCGGCTCCATTACCGGTCGCTCGATTGCAGGGATGGGGGGAGAAGCCGTCCCTGAGGCCATGCAAGAGCTGGCGCTTCGCGCCATCGCCCTGAAGACCGAGCAGTTCATCAGCGCCGTCGGCACCGCCAAAGGCCGCAAATTGTCGCTCAACCGAGGCAACCTCGCCAGCTTCTCGGCGGGCTCCTACTCAGAGTCCTACTTCGGCCCCGGCCAGATGATCTCAGCCAAAAAGCTCGACGCAGACCCCATCTTGGCCGAGGTCCTCTGGGCGCTTTGCACCGAACAGGCCAAACTAGAATGGCTCTCGATTTGGGACCCGGCCGACTACCCGCTCGGCACCGCATCGGTCGTCTCCTACGAGTACGGCAACCGCCCCAACTACAGCCCCTATGGCTTCCCGCGAGTGAGTTGGTAGCCAGATGCCCCTCGGCGATGTTTGTATCCACACGGCGACGCCGATCTTGACGATTACCGACACAGACGAGGAAAGCTACGTCGAGGGCGAGCCCGACGAGGACACCACCCCCGGCGTCCCCTTCGGCTGCCTCTTCCTCATGAGCATCCGCCGCCGCGCCACCTCCAACACGACCGGCGCCCGCGAGGACGCCACCTTCCCCGCCCAGCGGAAAATCGAGTCGCCGACGATCCTCTACGAGGCCGAACGCGACGGCGGCTCGCCGATCGAAGTGGTGGCCGAGGACGAAATTGACATCCTGGCCGAAGAGATCTTAGGACCGAGCCCGGTCCGCTTCCAAGTCGAGGGCGACCCGATCCCGATGGCTCGGCCGGGAGAAGTAATCGGGTGGGAATGTCGGCTCAAACGGGTGATCGACTGATGGCTGTGACAACCGGCAAACGCACAAAATGGAACATGGGCGAGGTCCGCCACCTGGCCCTCGCTGCCGAGTTGGTCAGGCCCAACATCTTCAACGTGAACCTCGTGGTTGAACGCTGCGAAGGCGACTTCGATCTTGCCCTGGAGGCGCTGACGATGTCGCCACGGCCGGCCTGGGTCATCGAGCTGCTGGATTTCAAGACGGAGAAGAAGTGATGGAGGGCCGCCGGGTCGAGGACAACAACGTCGAGGCCATCGACGGCGATGGCGACTACAGCGTCCAGATCAACGAGGAGGGGGAGATCACTGGCCTTTGGTTCTCGTTGCCGGGCGTGCCTGTCGAGTGGGCGAGGATCGCTGCCACCGGCCACTCCCTCGACGGCGAGCCGGGCTGGACGATCACCGAGGGCAGCGACGGGAAGATCACCGTGGATCCATCGATCGATTGCAAGTGGGGCTCCACCGACGAGGCCCGGTGGCACGGGTGGCTCCGCGAGGGCGACTGGAGCGTGGCGGCATGACGAGTGCCATCATCATCGTCAGCGCTGTCGTTGGTGCGATTGGCGCTTACCTCGTCGCGGCCCGTCAATTCAGCGGCAAGATCGAAACCTCTGACGCGAAGGAGCTTTGGCAGGAGTCTCGCTCGATAAGAGACTGGTCCACGCAGCGCATAGGGACCCTGAACGAGAATGTTGAGCGCTTGGAAGAGCGAGTCGGAGCACTGGAGGGAAGTAACGAGCAGCTTGCCGCCGAGAACCAGAAATTGATTACGGAGATCGCCGAACTGAACACGACAATCAAAGAGTTGCGAGACGAGATTGTCGCACTCGTTGAAGAACTCAGAACGTCCAAAAAGCAAGTCGCCAAGTTGGAGGAGGAGTCCAAGTGAGTGATCCCGAGTCAATTATCACCCCGATCCGCCGCACGCTTCGTCGTCTGGTGGCGGCCACGGTCGTTGTCTTCGTCTTTTCTATAGGCGTTGCCGGCTACGCATGGACGAACTCTGGCGAAAACCGTGACGCCCTCTGTGCCCTGCGAGCAGATGTCGAACAGAGGGTTGCGGTCTCGGAAACCCTGCTGCGCGAAAAGCCTGACGGCGAACTCGCCGCCGCCATCCGCGTGAGCCTCGAAGGGCAACAGAGGACCGTCGCTGCGCTTACGAGCTTGTCCTGCTGATGGCGCCGCGCCGGCTGGTCGGTCGCCGCATCCCCGTGCCGGCGAGCGGCGACATCAACGAGGTGCTCGGCGACCTGGAACCCGGCGACTATGTTGGCCCCTACACCGGGTATAGCGGCGAGAAGCCGGCGGTCACCTTCCTGAAGCCCAACGCCCGCGACCCGAATGCACCCGCAGCGGCGCGGAGCATTCAGTTCGTCGTCTCCCCACCCCATGTCTTCACCGAGGAGGACGATGGCACCCTCACGATCACCCCATCGATCGGTGACCGCAAGAGACACCAGGCGGCCGACACCGAGGGCGATGGTTGGCACGGCTACCTGACCAAGGGTGTCTGGCAACAGGTCTGATGGGCTACACCGCCGACGGCAAGCTGGAGCACCTCTTCCCCGAGCGCTTCATTACCGAGACCGGGAAGGAGATCACCGACGAGGTCGGTACCCGCTGGCGGGCGGGCGTCGCCAAACGCACGCCGGTCGCCCGTCTCCCAAGTGCCTACAAAGGCGGCTTCGAGGAGTGGATCCTGGACCGCGGCGGCCGCAAACCCAGGACCATGCGCGACTCCTGGGAGAAGACCGCTGTGATTGCCGTGGACGATGGCCATCGCGTCGAGATTTTCTCCAGCGAACCCATCGACGCTCGGGGGTTCCAGAAGGCCGACTTCGTGGAGGACGACACCAAACCGCACCTGATCCGCGCCAAGCACGCGAAAGCCCTGCGCTACCCGATGGGGCCGAGCTTCCGCTACAACGTCGAGGTCTGGCACCCGGGCACGCAGGGCGTCCACATGATGCGCGACACCGAGGCCGAAATGGAAGTGGTCTGGGTCGAGATTGCTCAGACGGTGCTCGATCGCAAGGAGCGCGAGTACAGCGACGTGTAGCTGGCGGGCCTTCTGCGGGGCGCTCTATCATCTCCGGCATGGATAGCGGCGAGCGCAAGACCTCGGTGATGTGCCCGGTTCGCCCTGGCGGAGTGGGAGGAGGAGTTCAATGGCTTGGCAGCCTGACGACATCGTTCGCTCGATCCGGCGCTACCTCTCGCTGACCCTCGAATCGCCTCCCTGGAAGCTACGAGTCGAGCGCCGCGAGGTCCGCGACGAGGAACGTCCGGTCGGCGTCGCCCTTGTCGGCGCTGCCGCACCGACCCGAGCCCGGTCCTCTCTCATCCAAGGGGAGATCGAAGAAGTGATGCCGGTCACCATCAATCTCTACCCCGAGGTTCCTAGCGAAAGTGCCGACAACACCCGCACCGCCCGCCTCGAAGCGTCGAAGCTCAGGGGCCAACTGTCGGATCTCCTAATGATCGGGCTCACGGTCAGAACGACTGAGGACGGCCGCGTCCGCAACTGGGCAGGCCCGCTGGTTCTGCCGCTGTGGGACTACGAGGGCGTGCCGATCACTGGTCCCGAGAAGGCCGGCCCCGCCGATCCCCACGATGTGCTCTGGATCATCCAGGGATCACTTTCGGTCAATGCGATCCAGGACCCCGACGACCCTCTTCGCTGGACGGTGGTAGCCAACTTCCGCGTCTCCGTCGAGCGCCCCGGCCGAGTCGCCGCCCCAGACGAAATGATGGATGTGAAAGAACTCGTCGGCGACTTCGAGGGCGAGCCCGGCTGATTTCGGCGGTTTCAGTTTCCGCACGGACCTATCCTCCGCTGCGGATGGCCGAGGACACCAAACAGCCCAGCGGGAGCGACGAGGGTCACGCGAAGCTTCCCGTCGAGGACATCCTCGCCAACGCCCGCGTGCTGACCGGCTATTCCAAGCACATCGCCGCAGGCGCGCTTCGTGATCAGGCCAACCCGATCACCGCTGCCACGGCCAAGCGCAAGGTCGAGCAGTTCGCCCAGCGGGAGATCGCATGACCACGATCGCTCGCCCCGACAATCCGGGCACGTACATGGAGTTGGTCGGCGAATCGACCGTTCGGCCGCCCGCCAGCGTCGCCCAGACCATGGCCCTCCCGATCATCCACGACTGGGGTCCACTCGGCTCCGAGGAGGGCGCGCAACTCCTCCAGACCTTCGGCAGCTTCGACGGCGGCTTCGGCAACGGCGAAACCGCCGGGCGTGCCGCCGTCCAGGGGGGCTTCGTCGGCCCCGGCATTCCCGGCGAGCCAGCGGCCGGCGGTGTCCTCGTCTACCGGATGGCGACCTCGGCGGCCAAACGGGCGAGCGTCAAAATCAAAAACACGGCTGGCTCCCCCGAAGACGCGCTGATCCTCACCGCAGTCTACGCGGGCACGCGGGGCAACTCGATCTCCTACATCGTGGAGGCCGATCCGGTGGACGAAGCGAAGGCCCGCCTGCGGATCCTCTTCGCCAACCAGACCCAGGAGCGCTACAGCTACGCGAAAACCGACGTGACGGCCCTGGCCGCCGCGATCAATTCGCGCTCCAAGCTGGTCACCGCCGAAATGAAAGTCAGCGGGAAAACCCTGGCGACCTCGGCGGGCACCGCGCTCACCGCCGGCAACAACGGCGAAACGCTGACGCCCACCGAGTGGGACGATGCCCTCTCCGCCTTGGAGTTCGAGGACTTCTCGATCTTCGCGCCCTTCGACCTCACCGATGAAGGCATCACCGCCACCGTCTTCTCTTGGATCCTGACCCAAGCCGAAGAGCAGCGCCCCGTCACCGGGGTCTTCGGGGGCGCCGAGGACGAGGACCTCGCCACGGCAATCGGCCTGGTCGAGGACATCCGCGACCCGCATGTCATCCGCTTGGCCGGCGGGCTCTTCCACGACGACTTCCTCGACGCCGACGTGTCCACCTCCCAACTCGCTCCGCGGATCGCCGGAGTGCTGGCCGGGCGCGGCGAGGAGTCCTCCCTCACCTTCGCCCCGATCGCGGGCCTCAAACAGATCGGCACCGTCTCCATCGGTGTGGACGAGCTGGCGACCGCCGCCGAAGCGGGCCTGACCGTCTTCCGCCGCGCGTCTCGCGTCGATGCCGACCTGATCATCGCCAAAGGCGTCACGACCTTCACCGACCAGACCGACGAACACCGCCCCTACGAACTCTTCTCCGACCCGCGCATCGTCCGGGTGGCCGACCTCTTCCTGCGCCGGATGAAGACCTACGGCGACGAGAACATCGTCGGCCCGACGCGCGTCACCGAGACCACCAAGGCCGCAGTCCGCCAGCAGGGCAACAAGGAAATCAAAGCCCTGGTCGCCCGGGAGCTGATCCAGTCCGGGACCAGCGAGGCCGACAAACCCTTCTTCAACACGGTGGACGACCCAGGCGAGAACCTCCAGGACGCGATCGTCTTCGAATTCGGCTGGAAATTCGTCCGCACCACGAACTTCCTGATCGGGACCGGACGGGTGAGGTAACCACATGGCGCAACAGGCATACCCAGGCCCCAAGGGCAATCTGAAGCCCAAACAGCGCCGCGCCGGCCGCTCGGGCACCGTCTGGATCGCCGGGCGCATGATGGGCGACATCGTCTCCGTCCAGTGGGACGTGGAGATCGAACAGATCCCGGTCCCAATGGCCGGCACCTGGCAGGACGGCACCAAGCCCGGCGCCGAGGCCCGCCGTGGGACCTTCCGCTTCCAGGATGTGGACGACCAGTGGCGCCGGCTGGTCTGGGGCTTCTGCCAGGCCCGCAAGCAGGGCGACCGCGCCCGCGCCGCCGAATTCCCGGCCTTCGATGTCACCACCCAGATTGATGACGTGGGTGCCCCCGCGAAGACCCGCTGGTCGCTGCTGGAATGCCAGCTCTTCAGCTACTCGGGCGGCTTCTCCCAGGAAGACCAACTCCTCGTTCGCGACGTGCCCTTCACCTTCGATGACGACTTCCCCTTGGACTCCTTCGTCTACGGGGACTCCGGCATCACCACCTACGAAAACGGCTGATCCGCCATGCCGCAGGTTGACTACGCCGCGGCGTGGGTCGAGCTTCAGGCGCGGATTCTCGGGAAGACCGGGCACGGCCGGGACGAGTTGCTCGCGATGATGGCGGAGGTTGCCGCCGAACATCGCGTACCAGAGGACCTCATGCAGAGGGCGCTTCGCCTCCAAGGCGGATCGTTGACCATCAGATCAGTCCCCGAGACGGAGACCTCTGACCCCGGCGCGTCAAGCACCGCCGAGGTCAAGCCAGCCGATCAGGGGCCATCAAGTGAGCAAAGGAGCCACGATGAGCGAGAGCAAGACGACGAC